GGAACAGGGTCACGGCCATCACGTCGCGGATCTTGTAGTAGCTGAAGTCACCGAACGCGATCGACGTGGCACCTGCGGCCGGGGCCGGCGCGTGCTGGTTGATCTGGATATCGCGGTTCAGCAGACGATCCGGCGCACCGCCCGGATTGCCCTGCTCGTAGCCCGGCACGAAGATCGGACGGCCCTGGTCGTCCTTCACCTTGCGGATCAGCTTCAGCATGTCGTCGTGGAACATCCACTTGGCCAGCTGGCGATACGCCGGATCGACGCTGTGTTCCAGGTCCACCAGGTCGTCGTAGGTGATGATCGGCAGCGCCGAAACCGCACCGATCTTGCCCACGGCCGCGGCGGTGAAAGCACCCATCGGCTGACCCACGCCAGTGCCGACGGTGTAGTTGCGATTGGTGACACGGCCCAGGCGGGTCTGCAGACGCTTCTCAATGAACCCGGCGATATCGGCGGTGCTGTCCTGCAGCAGCTCCCACGGCACGGTGACCACCTTGGAGCTGAACTTGTAGACCTGCAGGCCCTTGGTGCCGAAGGCCACGTCCTGATCGGTCGCCGACTGGTTCTCAGCGACCAGCTCACCCTCTTCCGACGTGCCATCGCTGGTCGGGTACTGCATCGGCTCGCCGCCGGCCGTGCTGAACACGTCGGCGACCTGGCGCATGCCGCCGAATGCCTTCAGAGCGTCCAGGATCTGCTGGGCCAGCGTGGTCGGCACGGTGTAGCCACCCTGCTCCGGATTCACGGCCGGGTTGCCCGACATGGCGGCATTGACCTGCTTCCAGTCTTCCGCGCTCAGGGCGCTATCGCCGCCGCGTGCCCAGCGATCGAACAGGCGCTCCTCGTTGGACAGCTCCCGGCCGCTGCTGTTGCCGGTGTCGTGCCCGCGCACACCATGCTCGCGCAGCGCTTCATCGGCCGTCAGGTCCATGACCTTCTGATGACGCTCGATCGCCGCGTCGATGCGCTCGATCTCGGCCACGTTCTCGTCGTACTTGGCCTGGTTCTCCGGCGTCCACTTGTTGCCGTCGCCGGTGCTGGTGTCCAGCAGGTTGCGGGTGTCCTTTGCCAGCGCGGTGCGGCGCTCCCGCTCGGCCTGAATGTTGAAGGGCATTGGCTATTTCCTTTTGTCGAAAAAAAACCGCCTTTCGGCGGTCGGGATGAACTGCGGGCGGGAGTCGCTTACGCAGCGGAGCGTTCCAGCAGCGCCAGGCGGCGCGACAGGTTGGCCTTATGGGCGGCGGCGGCGCCGTCGTCGGGTTCGGGGGTGCGGTTGGCCAGCGCGGCCGGGGCATTCTCGTAAGCGGACAGGTCCCAGTGGTTGGATGCCTTCTTCTTGCCGACAACCTCCACCACGCGGTCGGCGAAACCGTGTTCTTTGGCTTCGTCGGCCGTGAACCAGGTCTCTTCGTCCATCCACTGCACGATCTGCGCTTCATCCTTGCCAGTGCGGCGGGTGTAGTCGCCGGCCAACCCGGTATCGATCTTCGCCAGCAGCTCACCGGTCTTGGCCATATCGGCCTTGTTGCCGATAGCGACCGTCCAGGCGTTGTGGATCATGAAACCGGCGCCCTGGCTGATTTCCACCTCGTCGCAGGCCATGCAGACGCCGGTGGCAGCCGAGGCCGCCAGTCCATCAACGTGGGCGATCACGGTCGCCTTGTGCTGGGCGATGGCGGTCATCATGGAGCGGGCCGCAAACACGTCGCCGCCGGGCGAGTCGATGCGCAGATGGATCACGTCCGCGTCGATGCCGGCCATGGCCTGGGCAAACATCGTCTCGTCAATATCGCCCCACCATCCACCGATGACGCCGTGCAGGTAGATCGTGGCCTCCTTGCCTTCGGTCTCCGCCCGGATGGGCTTGGACTGGCCGGCGTTGTTCTTGGCCAGCTGCAGCAGCTTAGGAATTGGCATCTTCAGGGTTCCTTTCAGAGTCATCGCCGTCCGGCTTAGCCGGTGGCGCAGGGTCTTTCGGTTGGTAAAGCTCGTCGCCGCCCTCGATGGGGGGCAGGTTCTTGAGGCGGCGGACTTCGTTCACGACCATCCAGCCCTTAGCGCCAGGGCCACCGAGCGCTTTGCTGAAATACTCGGCCTGCGTCTTTGAATCACCGGCCATGAACATGTCCACGTTGTGCTCAACGAAGTAGCGCGGCGTGCGGAACAGCTTGCGGTTCAGTTCATCCTTGATCCGCTTCAGATGCGGGCCCAGCGTGTACTTCACGAAGCCGATGCCCATGGCTTCGATGCCACTGCCCCAGCTGGTGGACTTGCTCGTCTCGCCGATCATGTGTGGCGGGACGCCGAAGGCGCGGGCCACGTCGATGACCTGCCACTGACGGGACTCCAGCAGCTGCTGGTCGACCGCTGACATGGTCAGTTCGTGAACCTCCAGCCCCTCGGTCAGAACCAGCGGAATGCGACGGTTGCCCTGCACCCCGCCGTACTTCTTGACCCAGGCGTTTCGGAAATCGTCCTGCTGCGCGGTGGTCATCTTGTTCGGCGTGCGGATGGCCACTTCGGGCTTGCCGCCCTCGCTGAAGAACTTGCCGGCATGCTCGTCACCTTGGATAGCGATACCGATGCCGTTCCGCGCGCCCCACTGGATCACCGACATGCCGTGCACGCCGTTGAAACCGAAGCCGGGGAAATGGAGCACGTCGTCCTGGTCAACGGTGAAGTACCCGTCAACGTCGTGGAACGTGTACTGCAAGCGTGTCGGTTCCCGTGGGCTGGTCTTCTCCTGCTTCAGGATCATCACCCTGTCGCGGGGCCAAGGAATCAGCCCGGTCGCCACGCCGGCGCGGTTGCGCGTCATGTACACCACGCCATCACCGCGCAGCAGCATCTGGCCGACGATGAATTCCCAGCCGGTGGCGCTCGACCAACCGGAGGAAAACTGCTCGTTCAGCAGCCACCAGTAATCGTGTTCAGCCCGCGTGCGGTGCCCATCCACCCGCTCGAAGACGGGTAGCGGCAGCTGGGAGATCGCACCAGCAAGCAGCGAGACGGCAGCGAACACTGCTGACACCCGCATTGCCGATTCCGGGCTGACGACAGCGCCGGAGGCCGTCGTCGGGTTCCCGAACACCTCGAACATGCCCATGCCGGAGGACTGGATCACCTCGCCGTCGACCACGTTGCTGATCGTCGGCTCGATACGGTCGCGGGCATCGGCCCGCCGGTTCTTCTCGAATAGTCCGAACATCAGTCGATCACCACGAAGCCTTGTTGGGTTGTGCCAGTGTCCCGCGCCTGCATGGCGCGGCCCATGGCCATGATTAGCGCCACCGCGCCGTCGATCTTGTTTTCCATCTTTTCCTTACGCGGATAGACGTGCTCCTTCGCGTCCACCCTCGCCACGACATTGCCCATCATCCAGGTCATCGCCGCGTTGCCGTCGTGCCACAGGCGGCGCGACAGGATCAGCGCCTCCACTTCCTTCATGGGCTCAGACAGGTTGCGCACGGACTGCGCCATCTCGACAACCGGCAGGCTCTCCTGCTCCAGACGGGTCATCAGATACGCCGCTTGGGCCGGATCGAAGGCAATGTCCTGCACATCGATGCCTTGCGCCGCAAGCTCCTTCAGTTCTTCTTCGATGAAGGCGTAGTCGGTCATATTTCCCGGCGTGGCCACGATCAGGTCATCCAGCAGGAACTGCTGGTACTTCTCGTTTTCCTCCACCGCAGACTCGGGGACGTAGAAGCGCGGGATGGCGTAGAAGCTGTCGCCCTTCTCGAACAGCAGAACGACCGCAGCCACGTCCAGCTTGGAGGCCAGATCGACACCTACCCAGCACGGGCAGCCAGCGAAATCGGATATCTCAAACCGGCGCTTCTGCCGCTGCCAGGCCAGCATGTTCATCCATGCCAACTTGGCGCCCACCCAGTCGTTCAGGTGCTTGGTGCGATACGCACTTTGCTTGCTGGCAGAACGCTTTGCCTTGGCCAGCATGTCCAGCAGGAACTGCTCAAACACCGAAACCCCGAAATTCGGGTTGGCCTTTCGCAGCACCTCCGGATCGTCCCAGCGGTCGCCCTCGTCAATGCAATAGATCGCGGCGAACACCGTCTCGTCAGTCACCTCCCCTCGCAGAATGCGAACCGCATCGCTCCGCATCTCGAAGCACGGGCCGGACAGGTTGGTCCCCGCTGTGGTGATGATCGACAGAAGGGGCTGCTCGCGCGCGCCCATGCCGGTTTCCATCGCATCGACCATGTGGTCGTCGTCGTGCTCGTGGTACTCGTCCACAAGCGCCGCGTGCGGGCTGGAGCCGTCGCCCGGCTTGCCGATCATTGTCTCGAACTTCGACATGTCCTCCATGACGAAGAGCGGGCCGGGGTTCTTCGGGTTGCCGGCCTGCTCGATGCCGAACCGCGAGCGCAGCGCCGGCAGCTTCTGCACCATCTGCCAGGCCGGCCGGAACACCTCGTATGCCTGCTTCTCACTGGTGGCGCCCGAGTACACCTCGGCACCCGCCTCACCGTCGGCACAGAACAGGTACAAGCCGCGCGCGGCCAGACGGAGCGACTTGCCGTTCTTGCGGGCGATTTCCTCGTAGGACCGGCGGAACCGCCTGTGCCCGGTCTTCTTGTGGACCCAGCCGAACAAGTTGCACTCGATGAACCGCTGCCAGGGCTCCAGTACCAGCAGCTTCTTCTGGGAAGCCCACTTGCCCTTCGTGTGCGGCATCTTCTCCATGAAGCGCACGGCACGATCGGCCTTGTCGGCGTCGTACTTGTAGGGCCAGTCGGCCCCCTTGCGCTTCAGGTCATCGAGGAACCGCTGGCACGCCAACCGGATGTACTCGCCAGCGATGATCTTCCCAGCCGTCACGCCCTTGGCGTAGGCCTTGGCTGATTCGGTGGGCGTCATGGATCAGAACTCGTCGAATGGGTTGCCCTCCGGGGTCTTCTCGGTCCCCAGCTTCTGGCGGTCGGCCGGGGTCAGCCCCAGCCGAGCCAGGCAGCCGATCAGGTGGGAGTACTTGGCCGCGACGAACTCGCCGCGGTTGGCACGGAACTCGGCAAGCAGCGATGAAGCCACTTCCATGATGAAGCGGTCGGCGCTGGTCAGCACGCCCGGCAGCGCGCACTTCTCCAGCTCCTTCCACACCTCGCCGACCTCGGCGGGCAGATGGCTGGGCACCTTGCCGAGCGGCTTGCCCGTCTTGGGCGCTTCCTTCTTGTAGCGCTGCGGGTCCTTCTTGGTCGCGCCCTTCAGCTCGGCCAGTTCCCTCGGCTGTCGATGGCGGGCCATCGGACCTCCCAATCCTGAAATTCAAATTCTGCGGACGCGCGAAGAAAGGGGGGCGCGCGTATCGGTCGAGGAGGGCCCTCAACTTTGACCCTCCCCCCTCCCTTTTCGTTCAGCTTTCGGTGGATAACTCGCCGCTCGTTC